CTACACAGATTACCTTTACCAGTGGTAATGAACCTGGTAATGGTGTTGCCATTAAGTTTCAAAGAGATACAAATATAAGCACAAAGAAAGTAGATTTTACAGATGGTAGTGTTTTAACTGAAACAGATTTAGATACAAACGCAGATCAAATACTATTTGCTCAACAAGAGATTACAGATAAATTAAGTGGAATAGAAGAAAATGCTACCGCAGATCAAACCAATGCAGAGATAAAGACAGCTTATGAAGCTAACTCAGATACAAACGCATTTACAGATGCCTTACAATCAAAACTAAACGCAATAGAGAGTGGAGCAACAGCAGATCAAACTAATGCTGAAATAAAAACAGCTTATGAAGCTAACTCAGATACCAATGCTTTTACTGATGCAGAAAAAACTAAGTTGTCAGGTATAGAAACAAGTGCTGATGTAACTGATACCACCAACGTAGATGCTGCTGGTGCTGTAATGAATACTGATACTTCAACTTCTGCAATGAATTTTGTAGTTGATGAAGATAATATGTCTTCTAATAGTGATACAAAAGTACCAACACAACAATCCGTAAAAGCTTATGTAGATGCAAATTCTGGTGGTGGTGGTAGTGGTGAAGCCAACCAAAATGCTTTTTCTACTATTGCAGTATCAGGTCAATCAAACGTAGCTGCTGATAGCACTACTGATACTTTAAATATTGCTGCTGGTACTAACGTTACAATTACAACTGATCCTAGTACTGATACTGTTACGATCACTTCTACAGATACAAATACAACATATAGCGTAGGTGATGGTGGTCTTACACAAAACAACTTTACTGATGCTTTAAAAACAAAACTTGATGGTATATCAGCTAATGCAAATGTAGGTCTTACTGATATTGTTAGTGATACTACACCTCAATTAGGAGGAAACTTAGATGTACAAGCTTTTGAAATAAATACAGCAACAACAAATGGCAATATAAAACTTACAGCTAACGGTACAGGCTTTGTTGAAGTCAAAGGTAATACAAATGCTGGTACGATACAATTTAACTGTGAATCAAATTCTCATGGTGTAAAACTGCAATCCCCTGCTCATAGTGCGGCTCAATCTTATACTTTGATATTGCCAGATAATCAGGTGGCGGCAGATAAATTTTTAAAGGTAAAAAGTATTAGTGGAAGTGGAGCTACAGCCGTAGGACAGTTAGAATTTGCAGATGCAAGTGGTGGATCTTCTATTGGTGGTGATACAGGCGTAGATTTTAATGACAATATCAATGTTAGGTTTGGAGCTAGTAATGATGGTGTTATATCTTATATTTCCTCTGATGATGCATTTACTATTTCAAGTGCCGATGGTGCTGATATAAAGATTGATTCAGATGATGATTTGACCATTGAATGTGACGATGATATGAAAATAATTTCAGGTGATTCTATTCAATTAAGACATGGCTCGTCTGCTAGTAGTGAAGCAATGATTATATGTAATGACGATTCAAGTGTTCAACTTTATCACAACAATAGTTTAAAAATACAAACTGAAAGTACAGGAGCAAGCATAACAGGAAATTTAAATGTCTCATCAGATATAACAGATTCAAGCGGCTATCATGGATCTTCAGCCGCAGAAATTTTTGATGGTAGAGCAAAAGTTTATATTAACTTTGATGGTACAGGCACAATTAGTATTAGAGGTAGCATTGGAGTTTCTTCAATAAGTGATACGAATACTGGAAAATATGTAGTGACTTTTTCATCAAGTTTCAGTAATATTAATTATGTGGCATTAGCAACCGTTGGTAATGATAGTTCTTCTAGTGCTATTGGTTCTGTAGAAATAATAGAACCAACAACAGCAGATTTAGAATTATTTGTTGAAGATGTAGATAGTGCTTTTACTGATGAAGATTATGTTTATGTTGTTATATTTGCTCAAGAATAGTAATATAACTAAAATTTTTATTATTTAATTTTTTAATTATGGCAAACTCAGATTATAGATTTGTTTACACAAGAGATGATGGAGGTATTACTATTGTTATTCCCGCAGATAATTGTGATTTAACATTAGAACAAATAAAAGCAAAAGATTGTCCTAGTGATAAAACAGTTTATACTGTAAATAAATCTGAAATTCCTTCAGACAGGAGTTTTAGAAATGCTTGGACTTATACGGAGTAAATGATGGGATTTGGTATTGATATGGCAAAAGCCAAAGAAATTCATAGAACAAATATAAGAAAAGCAAGAACACCAAAACTTGCAGAATTAGATATTGAATTTCAAAAAGCACAAGAAACCTCAAGCGATACAACAACTATCGTTTCAAAAAAACAATTATTACGAGATGCTCCTGCTGATAGTGCTATAGACGCTGCAACTGATGAAGCGGCATTAAAATCACAATGGAATACGTCATTATTAGGTAATTCACCTTATTAAAATTAATATTGCAGCAAAATAAAAAAGAATAATCCTAAGATTTAATTTTTCTAGTAATAAGACCTGTTGTTATGTATAAAGGTGCAAGTGACGTA